CTTGGCCTGCAGCGTCGCCACCCGCTTTACCTGCATCTGCAGAAGCAGAGGTGACACTAGCTTGTGCCTCTGCGTTTATTGCAGCAGCTTGGGCGGCAACTAAGTCTGCCTTCGACTTAGCCATAATGGCTTGTGCAGTCTGAAGTGCTGATCTCCCCTGTGCATCGTATGCGTCGTTGAACGCCTTAATGTCAGGCAGAACGTCAACGAGCCGATCCCTGTTCGTCTTGATCACTCCATCTAGAGCATACCACGCAGCCCCTGCAGCAGCGATACCTCCTGCGAGAGCTAACCAACCAACAGGGCTCAAGAACGCAGTGAACACGGCAGCCCATGTAGTTGCACTAATCAAGGCTGAGACGAGCGACACAAGGCCACCGATAACAGCGGTGATACCTGCGAGGATACGTGGTGCGATAAAAGCACCTGCAAGGGCAGCAGCTAATGTCAATGTAACTTTGACAGCAGTGTCCATATGCCCAGACAAGAAGTCAAGCGCTCCTGTAATACTGTCTAGAGTGCGCTTATAGGAATCCGAAAGTCCTAGAGTTTGGTTCAACGCGTTATTGAAGACCAGGATCTCGTTAGATAGCTTCTTCTGGGAAGCGATCAAGTTATCAACAGGTTGTGAAGGATCGAAACCACGAGCAACGTTTAGTTGCGAGAAGAACTTCGGCAAGAACTGAGCTGCAATAACGTCACCACGACGGAGCGCTCTCTCGAACTGAGCAATTGTCATCCCGGTAGCATCTGCTGCTACCTTCAAGGCTTCAGGGTACTCACGAGACAGGAACCCACGGAAATCTTGCCATTGCATACGGCCGCGAGTGATCATCTCAGTCATACGGTTCAGTTGAGCAGCAAGTTGCTCTTGACTCTGTGCCATATTAGCACTATACGAGATGATGTCTCGGAAGAGATCTCTAACCTTAGATCCCTCAATGGACGTTCCTTGTGCAGCGAGTTCGAACTTGGCAAAGTGATCAGCGATATTGAGGAACGACTCACCGAACTGGTTTGCAATGTCCAAGGTGTATTTCATGTCAGCTTGCATCTGAACGGTCGAACCGCTCATTGCAACGAGCTCCATACGTGTTCTAAGGAGCTTCTCTTCCACACCAACTGTCGACTCGGATAGCTTAACCATAGCGTAGGATGCTGCAGCGACACCACCAACCCATAGAGCTAACCGGAGTGTGTTGTCGTCAACAAGGGAAGATAAGATGTTCAGGCGTGACGCAACGCCAGACAAGGGACCAGTAGTAAGAGAGGCAGCACGGGCTAGCTGATTCAGCATAGCCGCAAAGCCTTGTGGGTTAGCGTCGTCCTGTGCCTTCTTCCAGTCTCTGAACCCGAGTTGTACTCGAGTCATCTCTGTACGGAAGCGTTCAGTAGCTCGTTGGTACTGGAGCAAGCTAAGCTCGCCCGCAGTCATTTGAGAGGTGAGCTCTTTAAACGCGTTCTGAGACTGCTTGATCAGCTCGGGTGGTGCACCAGCCTGACGCATCTGTTGGTTGAACAGCTGCATCTTTTGCATGGAAGAGACAATGGCAGCTTCCTGCCTTCGGAAAGCTGCCTCTGTCTTTGCTGCACCGTCTGCTGCTGATTGAGCTGCTTGTTCTACAGCGTCGCCAAAGTCAAGGATGTCTCGGACTGCGGAGCGTAGCTTAGACGTGTCTGGACCTAATCCCCAGACGATGTCACCTAAGTTGATAACACCAGGCATTACCGCTGTTTACCCCGCGATTCCTCGATCAACTCGAAGAAAGCACCCCACAGCTCAAACTCAGCTGGGGACATACTTACTACTGTGTCGATTGAACACCCGAGTTCCCAGGCAAGTCGGAGGATGAAGAATTGGACACCGTCTCGTCTGAGCCTTGCTTTGGCCGCCCGAAATTTACGCTGGTCAACTCCTGCATCACTTCAGTCACAGTCACAAAGTCTTGACCCCAAGGGAGTGACTGGAGCTGTTCCTTGTCAGAGTCTTCGAACACCCGATCGTTGGTGCCAGGAACGAACGCGTACATAATGAGCGTTCGAATAATGGCACCTTCACGATCGGTTTCCGCAGATGCTTGCACAGCGAGGATGTCTTTGAGACTCGGTTGGCGAATCTCAATCTGGCCGCCGAAGAAGGTGATAACCTTACTCTTCGGCAAGTGCGTTGCGAGGATTTGACTTCGCAACTTGTCTCGTACTTCGGACATGAAAACCTCCCGGGTTTAGTCCGTGTTAGGCTATTCCGGTTAGCCCGTACCGACGACTGTCAGACCTCCGTTGCCCATCACTTTGATGGCGAAGGTATTCATGACGTCAAGACCACCAGTCAATGTAAGGTCGGTAATGACACCGGTACCTTTCTGACCATTAGTCCCATCCTCCAGATATCGGAAGTTCTCGGTCGGAACACCGTTCTGCCAAGCGGTGAGCGCTTTCTGGAGTGACATCGAGAGCGTTGTAGTGGGATCATGTGCCCACGAGAACGGGGCGCCGAACAGTGGAACGGCTGAAGGATCTGGAACGGAGAGCACGAACTTGATCTGCTCTGCTTCCAGTTCACCCACCTTACCGCTCTGGCCTTCGGTGACCACCTTATAGAGGCCGCGGGCTATCGACTTCTGGTTACCGTCAGGGCAGATCTCTACGACGAGCTCGTTTCTCGCCGTCAACGCAGCGAGCCAACCGTTCGTAATAGCGAACACGCCATTGACATCAAGCGCGACTGTTCGGAGACCATAGTCACTGGTCTTGAAACCTCCGTTCGACTGTGCAGTCGGGAAGTCTGTCGTGTCGATAACACTGGTTGTCTGTGAGAGCGTGAACCCTTGACCTTTGGCGATTGCAGCCAACGGCAAGTAGTTATACGTAGCTGTCACAGGTCCAACAACCGTGTATGTCGACTTGAACGTGATGATGCCGAACATGAAGTCGATCGATAGAACGTTTGCAGTTTGATCGACACCGTTGTCTTTGACGACCACAGCAACGCTACGATCAAACGTGCGCTTGATCGTATTTGTGATCTGATAAACACGAGTAGCGAGGTTAGTCGTTGCCTCGTTAGTTGTCGCTGTGGACGTTCCTGACTTCTTGATCGTCGCTACGTAACCGGCGAAGCCCTTATACATTCCGTCAGCATCGAGCGTCCACGAAATCAAACCAGCTTGGTTCGATTCGAAGTTCTGCCCGAACACCGTATCTTTGATGTTCGTCGCCTGCGACTGCAGCGAACCAGTATCACCCGGGAAAGTGAACCAGGTCGAGCCGTCGTCAGAGATGTCGACTTTCTTCGTAGTCATCTAGGCCTCCTTACAGCGGCGCTCTGTTAGCGAGAGTAGTGGGCGCTGGTTCAAAGATGAGCCGCAGGTTGAGACTGAATATCGGACGTTGCTTATCGTCTTTGCCGATGAAGTTCGGCATGCCGAGCGACGTGATACCATCGATACGATCGCCGTTCGGCATGTTCTGTGGATCGATACCTAGTAGGGCATCATAAGCCTCTCGAGCATATGTCGATGCGAGTTGATAGCTATTGCTGCCCGATCTGGTTTGAACCTGGACATACGGATAATCCAATAGCCAAGCTGAATCACCGTGTTGTCCAGGAGAGTCGTAGATCACGATCTGGTCATCAGGAGCGTCCGTCATATCACCGACACCGAGACGTATCCCAGTACTCGCACCTTGAGTACCAAGACCCTTACCGACGAGGATGTCCATGATATGTTCAGCTGGTGATTTCTGGAGCGTTGGCATGTTGTTACCCCATGAACGCTCTATAACCAGCTTGGAGTCTTGACCAGAGGACCCCTATGTCCTCAAGCACGGCAGCTTGTAACCACTTCGCACGAGTAGGTGGTGCATGATAATGATTGACCTGTTCGTGCACGTAAACTGTGTACGGTGGATCTCCACCTCGGCCGAAACCCATCTCTACGTGAGGTGAAGACTTGCTGAAGCTCGTGATCTCTAGGTACCCAGAGCCGACAAGAGCACCGGTCTTTCGTGGACACCAAGCACGTGCTTTGGCGAACGTAGGTGCCCAAGCCTCTTGTGCGATAAATGGGCTCACTTCCCCCATCTGATCAGCGATGCTCTGAATAGCAAACTGCAGATCCTTGAGCTGTGCATTCACGCTCTGGATAAATCCAGGCTCCGAAGGATAGACAGGCCGTGATGAACGGATCTTACCGATCCTAAGGCGCATGGATGTCATATCAGTGCCACCCTCTCCTTCTTGAGGTGCCGAATGTCAGGCACTTCGTTGAGAGCGCGAACTTGATAGGCACCTTTCAAGGATCTTGGATCCACCACCACGGACACGCCGCGATATAGCCACGACTCGAGGGTGACCGATACGTCAGAAGTGTCTGGAAGGTAAACAGCAGCTCTTGACACGACCTGCTCACCAGCACGGTTCGTGAAGAGCTCTTGTTTGTCTTCCCACCGACCCTTGAAAGAGATCGGAGTAGACATATTTATCTTGCCGAAACCGTCATCACCGGTTCCAACAGTCCACAAGGTCACATCGTCTTTATATGAACGGTCGAACCTCATGGAGGCGGCCACCCATTATCCTTGATATGACTGTAGTCTGGGATTAACCCAAACCGAGCTTTAACACCAGAATTGGCAGTCGCTGATGCCAACAACCCCGAGGTATCCATAGCAAGCGCTTGTTGACCATACCGGGTGATGTTGAGACCCCGTGTCACTGACTTGTATGTGGTTGGAACACCCATGTATCGGTTCTCAGACGATCCCGACTTCTCTGAGAGAAGTCCACCGTTCTCTTCTGCCAAGCACACAAAGTGCGCAGCAACATACTTCGTGATTAGATCGAGTCGGCTCTGCGTTAGCCCAGCCGCCCCGAGGATTTCAGTGACAAGGACGTTAGCGTCAAGGAGAAACGGTGTGCAGTCCCGTTTAGTCTCGATGATGTCGCTAACGTCCTTGGGTAGCACGCCCATTGTGATACCTATTTCTTAGCACCGGGAGGCGCCGCCTTCGGAGCTGTAGGCTCTGGCGCCTGTGGAGATTCTGCCGGTGGCTGCGGATTGGTCGAAGTCGCATCGTTCGTGTCGCTTGCACGATCAGCAGCGGAACCTGTTTTGACGATACCGAGCTTATCGTGAGCTGAATCAGAGACCAGCGTGAACTTGGGTTCGTTCGTACCGAAGCGCTGCAGAAAAGCCTCTGCGCGTTCTTCGTCCAGAACGAAGTGATCACCCTTCTTGACCTCAAGGTGTGACGAGATACCTTCCTTTGAGGTACCATCTGGATTCAGCTTGAAATCCGGGTTCGGGATTTGGTGCGTCCCGTAGTTGAGTCTGTAGGTCTTTTTTGCCATGACTATGACCTCGGTTGCGGTTAAGTTGACGAAAGAGGAGAGCCCTAAAGGGGAAAGGGCTCTCCTAAGTTAGGTGCTGTCCAAGTTGCACCGGGAGGAACAGCCTTACGAGTAGTGCACAATCCCCGATTGACTGATGAAGTCAGACTTCACCCGCGGGATGAGAATGCACATAACTTTGAAGTTCACCTGGAATCCGCCAGGCGAATCCCACTGAACGGTCGTCGGATCCATACCAGTGATCAGATCAACGACGTCAGAGGTCAGCTGAACGAGCACGACGTTCGACGCGGTCAAGTCTTTCGACTCACGGATGAACGTAAGTCCGGGGACCTGAAGCAAGCGAGCCATGATCGAAACAGCAAGGTTCGCTGTCGTCACATAGTCGTTGCCCATACGCGTGAAGACCGCCGACGGAACATATAGGGCGTACGGGCCATACATGTTGTTGTCTTTGGCCTTCTGAATCATCGCCAGCAAATCGGTGACCATCTGTGGGCCAGTAGCTGTGGTTGCCCACGACGCAGTCACTGAACCGGTAGCGCGATTCGGGTGGGTCGTATACCCGTAGATCGGGCGATTCGAGCCGAGGACCGTCGAGCCGAGGAACAACATTGTCTCGGTCTTTTCGGCGACGATACGAGCGCACAATTCCGCTTGCGACACATCGAGCGGGACGCCCAAACGCCGACTCGAAGCGAGCTGGCGAATGTTCATCGTGAACTCTTTGTGCGTGATCGGAATCGGCAACGCGTCCGTGCCGTATTCTTGACGATCGTTCTGCGACACCGAAATGCCGGAAAGGCTGATCTCGGCGTCGGTCATCGTACCGATCTTCTGCCACTCAAGGCGCGTAACGCCCATAGCGTCAGGAAGGTTGTACGTCAGACCTCGGGACATCAGATCCTGGATGCCGACGAGCCTGCGACGTGCGACTTGCACAACCGCGTTATCGAGGGCGATCCATTCGCGGATCTGAAGGGTGGCGTTCGCACGCAACGTACCATCTGCACGGATCGAATCATCCGGAGCAGCTGGGCGAAGCGCTTGAACGTTGAAGCCGCCGTTCATGAGTGCGTTAGCGACGAAACCGCCGCCTCCGGACGTCATGCGATCGAGCGACTCAAAGCCGACTTCATTGGTTCGCATGTGTGGTGGTTCCTTGTGGGCCAGTGATGAATTACTTCATCACGATTCGGATTCGAGCCGGTGAACCACCGCCCGAATTGTCGACTGCCTGAATCGCTTGCGCGACACAAACACCCGTCGTCAGCTTTCTGACGGTACCGTCAGCGGCGAGCTCAAGTGAATCGCCGATAACGATTGCTGGTGCTGCAGCAGCAACAAGCGCATTGACTTCCATGCCGCCATGCAAAATCTCGTACTGGACGAGATCGTTGGCTGCGTAGTTGTCGTCGATGCCGAGACCTTCGAGTTCGTTCTCGACTGCGACGATGCGCACTTTGTCAACAAGTGCGGTGCTGTTCACTTGAACAGTACCCGCAGAGTTGAGCTGCAAGAAGTGACCAGGGGTGATCGTACCCGCAGCCACTCGCTCCTCGTGGATGTTCCGGCCTTTCAGCAGGATCGTCCGCGGGTTGGCATTGATCGTAAGGTCAACCATGTCTTAGGATCCTAGTGGGTTGAGCGCGCGACTGCTCGGTTACGCTGCCGCCTGGCCCGACTTGGGCTGCTCGGCATTGTTCACAATCAGCTTCGGCGGTTCTGGTGCATAACCAGAGAACCTGTTCTCATTCACCGTCGGTTGCTGATTGGTGTTCAGACCGGAGTAATCATCCGGCTGCGGAACATTGGCGAGCTCTGCCAAGTTCTCGAGCTGCTCGAGATCCATCTTGTTGAGCTGCTCTTCGTTGAACTTGCAGCGCTTCGTTTCCTGGAGCGCCTTGATGATCTGCGCCTTGCGAGCAGCATGCATCTTCATGCCACGCTCGACTGACTCACGAATCTCCGGAGGCGCATTCGCCAGCCAGTCAGCCGTCGTCTGGACCTTGGGAGTCTCCGGAGCAACGGTTGCAGCAGATGCTGCAGGAGCCGGAGCAGCTGGAGTCGTGGACGCCGCATTCCCGTTGGCGGGAGCGGACGCATTCGCAGCCGGTGCAGCGGAATCACCACCCGGCTTCGCTTTCGTGTCCGTCATTGTAGTCTCCGTGGTTGCCGCAGGAACTGCGGGGTTTCCGGCGTTCGCCGAAACTTCGTTGTCGTCGACAACCGGAGTAATAGTCGTAGTCAGGACGACTTCCTGCATGTCATTCCCGAAGTCGACTTGTTTGGTTGCCGCGTCAATCGTGTACGAGCACTGATAGCAGGTGCTCTCGTAACCGTAGTCGTACATGCAATAGACTGCTTTATCAGCAGTGAATCCGATCAGGTAGACGTAAGCGACGTTTCGATCCTCCGCATACATCGCGCAGAGCTCTTCAGATAAGAGCGACGCAACATCGCTGCTCAACATGTCCGGAGGGGCTGCGTTGA